GCTTCCTTGGCTTCGTCGGCTGCGGCTTTAATTCCGTTAACTACAAGCTTTACGCCTTGTATAGCCAGCCCAATCGTTACGGGGTCGATCATGATTCATAAGCTTTCTATATCGTATCAATATTGGTCCAGCCCGGTGTTTGGTTGTCGTTAATCAGCACCCAGCCTGAGTTGGTGCTTGTGTTTATTACCTGCCATGAGACGGTCTGGTTATCGTCAATCAACTCCCAGAGCAACCGTTGGGTCACGGCATCAAAGGCTTGTGCAGTTTCTGCTACGACGGCTACTGCAATCAGACTGTTTGTAACGGCGACGACTATGGCTGTTGCGGTTTCCGATATGAAAGCTACCGCGTCCACGGTGTTGACGACCAAGTCCGCGCCGTTTGCTATTTCTGCAATGGCTACTTGCCAGTCCACTGTGTTTGTTACTACTGCTGACGCATCCGCAGTTTCTGCTGCCACGACGCTTTGTACCGATCCAGCAGAGGTCACCGTCTCAGACACCTGAGCGTACGGCGCAATATTAGCCACCGCGTCAAGCTGGGCAGCGACAGAGTCCACACCTTCCAAAATCTCGGCAATAACGGCTACTGCGTCATTGGTGTTGGCAACAGAGTCTGAGATTTCTGCTGTCTCGGCGATGCTGGTGGGGATGATTGAGACTGCTGTAGTGGTTTCAGATGCTTGCGCTGTTTCGTTTATTGCGACTGGGATTGTGGATACGCCTACAACGCTGTCAGATATTTCTGCCGTTTCGCTGAGCGCAACTTGCCATGTCCGTGCAGCAGGAGCACAGAATGGGGTTGTACAGAATGCGCTGTCAGCGAAGAGCATTTATTCCTCCGCCGGTTCCGGCGTATTGCCCTCTGCCAGCCACGCGAGGTACTGCTGGTAGTCGGTGTTCGCGGGGTCGAAGGGGATGCAAGCGTTGTCAGCCAAGCGCTTAACTGTAGTTGCTGCGCCGTAAAATGTGTTGGGTAGTAGTTGGTACATTATTAAAGCTCCGCTGATGCTGTAAATTGCCCATAGCAAATATTTTGACCTGTAGTTACTGCATAAATAGCAAATTCAGATTCAGAAACACCATTTGTAATTACTGCAAACGAAGCTTCGCTAACCCCAGAAACCCCAAAATACCATTGGCCGCTTGTACCTGACCTGTTATAGAAGGCCATTGTTGGAGTTGTTCGTTTTTTTACTTGAAACCCCATACCACCTGACCATGATTTTGAGTCACTAACAACAACAACACTTTTGGCCGAAAGGGTATCTGACAACGAAGTTCCAACCGCAGTGCCTTGTGGGTAGCTTGTTTCAAAATACCTCTGACACAACGCCAACTCCGTACCATACGGCCTGTAATCAAAGCTCGTGGCTGTGCTGCCTTTTTCGAGTTGTACGCCGGTGATGTCAAGAGTTCCAGAGGTGAATGCCCCTGTACCAAAAATAAACCGGATGCCGTTAGTGGCAGATGCGGACAGTGTTGCTTGAAATGAGTACTCTGTCGGGGTTGAGTTAATAGCTATGACTTGCGTTTTGTCTGTTGCAAAACTAGCCCAATTATCTGCACCAGCCGTTGCGCGTTCAACGTAACAGGTCAAAGATGTCAACGTGCTACTTGATGCACGAATCGTCACAGTGATCGTTTGCCCAGCAAGGTCATAACTGTTTAATGATTCTATTTTCTGTTGGACAAAACACTGGGTAACGGACGCAGCGCCAGTGATTCTCAGAGCGTTTTGAAATGCACCAGAACCAGCCACTCGTTGTGTTGTGACACTTGCACCAGTTGGCTGAACGAACCATCTGTCTATTGTGTAAGCGCCGCTGGTTGTAACTGTTTGCGCCGCCCCAGCATTCCGCTGGTCGATCACCATAGCACCGTTGATGATGCGGTTCTTAAAGGAATAGTATTGCGCCGTGGTGTCCAGCATTCCTGCTTGTACGGTTGTCAATGGCACGATTTACTCCTTCGGGTACTTTGTTTTTACTGCGTCAATCGCAGCTTTCCATGCGTCATAGCCGCCGTGGTAGAGAAGATCAAATTGGTCGGCGAATGACGGGTACTCGGCTGCGCGTTGGTACTTGTAAGCGTTGGGGTCCACCCACGCATTAACTGCCGCTTCGTCAATCTCAACCTTGTTGCCCTGTGCATCGAACGCACCCGTGCCGTCATCAATTGTGACTACGTTAGGGTATAGAGCATAAATAGCATCGTGGTTCATCCTGCTATCTCCATAACTGTAATTGTGCTAACTCCTCTTGGCTCGTAATTGGCATTATCATCTCTCAAATTTCTATTAATGACTTGTGTTGTGCCATTCTGAGAATAAATTTGAAGTTTGTATGTTGTAGCGGATGTTGTTGCTGGGCTATCCAAAAAATTCATAGATTGCATATCCATAATATTGCCACTTGCCCCCGATGCCCAAGCAGTACTACTTATTTGCGTCCTACTACCTGCCGCATCACCTACCGCTATCGCTGTAGAATCTCTTACCAAACGAATCAATGGAAAACTAGAAGAACTTGGAGAAGCCATAAGACTATACATAACAAGAATTCTGCTTGTGGCACTTGTCGGAGTAATAGAAACAGACAAACCAGTAATGTCTACAAATGATGTACTTGCACTTGAAAACGTATCTGTCTTGGTCGTGCTCACAACCTGCAACACCCCGCCTGATCCGGCTAACGCTGTATTAACTGCGCGTGTCATTCTGTCACCTCATCGGCTGGTTCAGGTACGTTGCCTTCATCGAGCCACGCGAGGTACTCAGGCGCTGTGACAAAACAAGATTCTTGCTTACCATTAGGCCATTTGCGCCAAACCGCTTGGGTTTCTTGTGAAAGTGCTAATGGCATTAGTTTCCATCTTGGCTCTGTCATAGCTCACACCCAGTAAAAAGAATTTGTGACGTAGACGCATTAAGCGCAAGTCCACACGCCTGACCAGAAGTCATTGTTGTTCCAGTACTTGCATTAATAGTTGTTCCAAAAATTGCTGCGGTGTTAATTGAAAGCGACGATGCTGCGGCACTTATTGTTGAATCTATTGTTGCTGTTCCCAAAAAAGTTACTCCGGTTGGGTTTACCCTCGCAGAAACTTGAAATGGTATATAAATGGCCGCTGTTGATGGATTAAAAATCCAGCCCGTCCCAACATAAGCATTTGCAGAACCCCTTGTAAACGCTGGCAAGTATCTCTGACACAAAATCAACTCACGCCCGTAATCCCTGAACTCAAAGCTGGTTGCGTTGCTGCCGCGCTCAAGCTGGACACCTGTGATGTAGAACGTGGCTCCGGATGTTGCCACAAGGTTTACCGCACCAGTCGCTCCTTGGAAATCGCCTGCCACCCACGAACCGGCAGTAGTTCGATAAGTGCTACCGCCACCTAAGTCAAACCAAATTTGCAAACCAGCGCCATTACTTGTCAGCCAAGTTCCTGAAGTGTCGCCAGTAATTGAGATTGTTTTTTGCTCCCACGTATTTGCAGCAGAAATAGAATACGTAAAAACATAAGACCTATTGCCAGCACTATTTTTAAAAGCCCCGCTGAATGTCCCAGTTAAACTTGAACGAACCCAGAATGAGAAAGTAATAGCCGCTGCATTGGCTGTACCCAATCCAAAGTCAGCTACGTTCAGACCTTCAATTACATGCTTTAATAAATATTGGTCACTTGCACCGGGGGTTGTTGCGGCACTTGAGGTTATTAACAATGAATTTATATAACCAGTAGGCGCAGTGGTGGACTGTTGCCCAGTAAACTTTGACGTTAATGTTGCATATATTCCAAACCGATCAACCGGGTACGACCATGAGCCTGTAGCACTAACACTAGCTCCAGCATTCCTTTGATCTATCACCATCCCCGGATTAATGATGCGGTTCTTAAAGCCTGTGAAGCCTGAGACGTTTGCGCCGTTGACTGAAACGGTTGAGTTGAATGTCGTTGCACCCGTCACTGTGCCGCCGGTCAACGGCAACGCATCGGTTAAGGAAGTCAGGTTAAATACCTCAATGACTACCGTGTCTCCTGCTGTGCAGGGGTTTACCAGTGTGACTGTGGTTCCGTTCGTTGCTGTGTAGTCGGCAGGGGCAAGTTGTGAGCCATTACGGATGACGTTGATAAAGCCGACCTGATAGGTGCCGCTGGGTGTAAATACCGTCTGGCTTGCTGTGGCCGTAAATACTGACGACGAGAAGTAAGCCGTGTTGCCGGGGGTAAGCGTTGCCACTACGGGGAGTCCGAGATACAGGACTGCGATATTGCTTGTACCCGTGGGCGGTGCTGGGGTAAACGTCAGAGTAGTTCCGCTGACAGAATAAGTGTTGGGGTTCTGTACTACGCCAGAGATTGAGACGATGATGGAGGTCGCCCCAGCCGGTGCATAGGATAGTGTGAAAGCCGTAGTTGAGCCATCCCCGCTGAACTGATCGAACGGGAAAGCTGCTGTGGTTGGGACGTTGCCTACGTAGCTCATAAGTTCTCTTTAGCGGAATACGGTAACTGTAAAGTATGCAGTGTCTTCAAAATCCTGCGAGCTTCCAAACGAAAGTGTATAGGCTTGCTTTAATCGGACATTACCTGCCGCTGGCGTTGTTCCAAATAATCCAGTTGCCCTTGGGTATACTTGATTAAAATTATTACTGCCGACACAAAAAGAGTAATCTGCATCAGGCATAGCAGTGGTAAAGTTAACCGTGTAGTCGCCCGTACCATTATCCGTAATACTCGACACATTACCACTAGCCCTAATAGCCACCGTTCCCGTACCATTAAAGTTTACCCACGCTCTAGCAGAATAGGACGGAGCACTACCTGACGCTGTGGTCAACGATGTAGCTGTTGTAGCCGTAGTCGCCGTAGTCGCGCTCGGTGCAACTAAACCCGAAGCTAAACTGTCCGTCTCTATTTTGCTTATTGGCATATCAAACCCCTAGTGCTGCTTTGATCTCGTCTGGTGTTGCTGCTGCGTCAATCTGTGTCTGGATAGCTGCGTACTTCTCACGGATAACCTGACGCTGTGCTTCTGCGCCATCTGCTGCACCGGGAATCTGCTTGGCAATAGCCTCGTCAAAAGGCTTGAATTCTTCAGCACGAGCAGCACGACGCATCTCATGACCGATGGCTTTGGCTTTAGTTACGTCAATTACGATGCCCATGACCACGCTCCTCTAAAAGTACGGTCTGAAGGAACCTCAGACACATCAACAATCTCAAACGGCTTGCCCGCCGGTACGTCCTTGGCAGCAATCTGTTCAATGGTTAAGCCACTGTTCGGGGCTGGAACAACAACGGCAACACCGCCGTCATCAGTTGGGTAAATTATTCGTTGGTTCATGGTTACTCCTTGTTAGCGGAAGATGGCGACACAAACAGGGTCTGCGTCTAAAGTAGTTGAGTAATTTGAATTTGCAACACAAATTACTTGTACTGCTGAAGTTGTGTAAGTGCCGTTAGCTTTCAATAACGCTACTAAATCGTTATTTACACTACCCCGCTTTGCAGTTACCTGTGTACAGTAATCTGCATCCACCATAGCCACAGTAAAGTTAACTGTGTAGTCGCCATCACCGTTATCCGTAATACTCGACACATTACCTGAAGCTCTAATCGCTACTGTGCCAGTGCCGTTGAAGTTGACCCAAGCACGACAGCCGTAAGCAGTAGCAACAGAACCATAGCCTGAGTTGAATTGCAAGTTACCGCTGGAGTCAAGCCGCATACGTTCAGTCACCGATGATGCGCCATCAGCAGTTGTACTAAAAATTAATCTACCCGGCATATCGTTATCACCGGGAGTTCCATCTACTTGAGCAATTATTGCCGCCGCCTGCACAAACTCGTTGCCATCTGCGCCGCCAAATATAACGCTCCCAATACCATCACCACTTTGAAGAATTGTGTACGAGTTAACATCAGCCCCACGGGTAGCAGTTAATTCTATAATTCCACCGCCCCCGCCCGGAGTTGTATGTCGAACAACCTGCATCGAACCAGCAACACCAGAGCCATTTACAATAAATTTTGGTGTTACTGTGTCTTTGTTTGAAGGTATGTTGCTCGTCCCAATCCCCACATTTGCAGACGAGTTAATCCGCATTGCCTCAACCCCGCCTTCAACAAAAGCAAGCGTATCCGCACCGGGGGAAAAAATACCTGTGTTGGTGTCACCAATAAACGTCATGCTTGGCGAAGCAGCAGAACCCAAACCGAACTGAGCAGATACACCCGGCGAAGGCACAAACGTCTGAACATTCGTCGCACGATACGTAACATAGATATTCCCAGTACCAGAAGGCGGGGCTGATGTAAATGTCAGGGTGTTGCCCGATACGCTGTACGCGCTGTATGGGTCTTGGGGTACGTTGCTGACCACCACCTGAATATCATTAACCGTATTGACGTTACGCGAGAGCGTAAATACCGTCTGCGAACCCGTGCCGTTAAACTGGTCTGAGCCAGCGACGAAGTTCTGGTTGGTGGGGGTGTTTCCGATGTACGACATCAGGTGATCTCCAGCAATGAAGCAAAGCAGTCTGCCGACGTTGCCGCACTCGTCTCAACCTTCAACACATCGGAAGGCTCCAACACCACCTTCTGGTCACCGCCCACAATCACCAGCGAGCCGCCCACCGCCACCGTCGCGTCTTTCACCAAGTAGTAGTCCACCGCAGACCGAGTCACATACGCATCTGCTGTAATGGGTGAGGCCGAGGTGTTAGCAACCGACAAGCCAATCAGTGTGGTCTGGGTTGCCGCAGGGCAGGTGTATACCGTCGAGGGTGATGTGCCTACATCTTTTACCGGGTACGATTTAAATAAGTTTGCCATGATTTATCCAAGCGCAATTGCGAGAGCCACGGCTGTACCAGCCGGATCAAAAGGAGCGACGTTCGCTGCGTTGTAATACACCGCCCGCTCGGAAGGGTAGACCACGAACACATCTTTAAGCCCCGCAGAGAAAGTCACAGGGGAGCCGCTGTTAGACGAGGACAGAATAGTGTCGCGAGAGAGCGTCGTGCCCGAAGAAGTGTAGGTGCCGATACCCACTTCCCACTCGGAAGTGCCCTGACCTGCAATGGTGTAATAAGTGACGTTGCCATCGCCAACCGCAGCAAAAGTCTGAAACCCCAGAACAGCACCGCCCAGCGTAATAGTGCCCGTACCGGTACTGGTCGAGGTTTCTCTAACGCGATCCGCAAGAACAAGTGCCATTAACCACCCCTATTAAGGTGCTTCAAGCGTGAAGGTATACGTCACGTTCAGTGTGTCGCCTGACTGCAAAATACGGTCGCCGCCAGTAAAGTCACTCGCCGAGAACAGCGTACCTGTTGTGCCGCCCTTGGTGTCATCTGTAGTCAGGAAAGCACCTGCCACTGTGGTTGAGCCGTTGATCGAGAAGGACGTTGCAGTCGTTGCAATCACCGACGGGTCAGCCAGCGAAGCGGAACCAAAAGTTGCCGTTGGGCGTGTCGCATTGGAGTAGGTTGTGTCCTCAGTCCAGCCACCGTGAGCAGCCATCGTATCAGCCGCAGCGAACGTCGTACCCGAACCGGGGCCAGTCACCAGACCCAGATACCAAGCAGCGGTATATGTTGTGCCAGCAAAGAAGGTGTCGTTCATGTACTGAAGACCCTCGTTGACCACCAGATTGGGGAACTCATCGCGCCACTTTTCTTGGCCGTCAGCGCCAATACACACCACGGTGTAACGACCATACGCACCCGCGTTTTCTTTCATGCTGCCACCAGCAAGCACGGTAGCCGCTACAACTTCAGCCGCTTGGGATTTTTCTTTCGTTGACATAGCTACCTCTTTAAGGAAAACGAATTAGTGCCGTCGTAGCCGAGTTAACAGGCATGGTGACGGTGTTGCTCACACTGCTAAAAGTTTTATCTGAACCAAAGTCCAGTACAGCAACCGACTTGTTACTGCGAGTCACGTTGTAAATCAAAGCCCCACGAGCCACAAAGTTAGCCCCCGGCCAAGACACATTATCGAAGTCCACGTAGACGGTGCCGGTCTGTACATCTGTTGAAATCGTCGCACCTGTAACCGCCTCGCCACCCGCCGTATACCCAGTACCTGTGACTTCATTAGCCGTTGTGTACACAGTTGTCAGTGGGCCAATATCAGAGAAAGCCGTATACAGCGCCATCTTTAATGTGTCAGTCGCCAAGTCCTGCCCCGCTTGGAGCATCTCTTGTTTGAAGCTGTTTGTCAGTCCCTGTTGGATCATGGGTTAACTTTCATGCTGGCCTGCCCGATTCTGTAGGCATCGTTTCTTTCCAGACCTGTACCCAGACGGTTGAGTTGAGCCATAGCGTCCATATACTTCTTCTCGTACGCAGTCATCAGGTCCGCTTCACCCTTTAAGAAGATGTACGCCTCAACCATCGTGCCGTACAAAAGCACTGGGGAGTAGTTGTCGCCAAGCCAAGTGCGGCCATCTGCCGCCACAGTAATTGACTCTGGGTAGGCGTAGTAGTGAAGCTCAACGTTGTAGGCTGCGTCGGGTGTTGGTCCGAGGATAAAGCTCAACTCGTCTGTTATGGTGCTGCTCACCACGGTAGGGCCAAACAAAGCGTAGTACTGTGGCAGTCCTGTGTCGCTCGGGTTCGGATACGCAGCACGGATGTAATTCACATCTTTGTTCAACAGGTACTCGTAGTTTCCATCGCCGTCAATCACAGCCATCGAGAAGACCGACATAAAGTCCGCCGGGGAAGACAGATACTTATTGCCTGATGTAGTCACGCCTGTGACGTTCTTACGCAGCGGCGGAATCTGAACGCTGTTATATATGCGCTCTTCAGCTTGGGTGATAAACGTATTGATCTGTGCAGTGCCGCCAGACGTAGTTACGCCTGTACCTGCTACGTCCGTCCACGTATTGGTGGGGAAGTCGTTTTGCAGGTAGTTCTTAACAGCAATGAACAGTTCGTTGTACGTCATGATTAGCCCATTGGCCCTCTAGCCATCGTGCCTTTAGTAGCAGCGCCAGCGCCCCGCATCTTGATACCAGTTGTCTTGGTTTCTGCGTAGTTGCCTTTACTGACGCCGCCAACGGAGATGTTCATCTCAGTCATGCACTTGGCACCGGACTCGCCTTTTGACTCCGCTGCTTTGATCTTTTTACCGTCCATGGTATGTGGCTCCGCGTAAACAGCAGCTTGGCCTACCTCTTTGCCGCCCTGCTTGTGTGAATATTTAGCCATTATCGGCCACGCTGGTTCATGGCGCGAGCCATATTACGGCCCATTTTCTTCATAGCCTCGCCAGTCACACCGCCTTTTTTCATGCCGTGCATCTTCTTCTCATGGCCCTTGACCGCCTTCTTGGCAATCTTTTCCATAGCTTGTTTCATAATTTGCTCCTAAGTGATTGTCACGCTACCTACTACGCCACGAGAGGTCAAAGCATTTGGCGTCAACCCCGCATCATTTGCACCCGCTCCGCCAACCGGCCTCCAACCCCACTGAAATATACGACTACCCCCAGAAGGATCACCGAAGTCCGTGTTCAACGTCAACTGCAACCCTGTATAACCCGCCTGCTGGTAGCTGTTATCTGGCCTTGGTTCCCGTACGGCTTGTGGGTCGTCCACCGGATACATGCCTAATTGTAGCTGGGGCTGATCCTGTTCCCAACAGGTCTTGCAAACTTTGATCGAAACCTGCTTGGTCTTGATCGTCAGCTTCTTTAACTCTTTAAGCTTATAACGAAACCCGCAGCGGTCACACTCCGCAATACTGTGTTTCGCGCTAGAAAACCTATTGCTCATTAGAAGAACATTTCCCGTGGCACAAGACGGTCAGCCGCCTTCTCACGATCTTCACCCGCAGCTAACTCCCAAGCCTCGTCGTACATAGCTTTCAACGCCTGACTTCTGATTGGATCAGCATTCGGTAGTTTGATTGACAACATAAACGCTAAACCAGCCACCAAGCAGTTCTGGAAGCGGAACGGAATATCCGGCACATTCACACCGTTACCCGCATCAAAAATACGCTTCATGCGCCAGTAGTAAAACACGTAATACGGATTCAAAGACGTACCTTGATCCGGAGCAGGCCACACATTGATCTGCGGATACGCAGGAGTTGCACCAAGCAGGTCTGTAGTCTGACCACTTTGCCTATTCACCCAAACCTGAATCGGACGGCCTTGCGCCAGCTTATTGGGAATAGTCGAGTAGGTCGAGACGGAAATCCGCGTGATGTTCAAATCCGTTTGATTAGGACCTTGTCCGGAATCAGTGCGAATAACATGTTCCAGTAGATCAACGGTATCCACAGGTAAATCATAGGTCGTCACTCCTTGCGCCAAGTTAATCGATCCCTGCTCAATCGTCCACAGGTTAATGCCACGGTTAGCCCACTCACCCAGCAGGAAGTTCAGGCTGCGTCGTGCTGTACGGAAGTCATATCCGGTGCGCATCTCTTGCCCGCAACGCTCAAACGCCTCTTCGAATATCTCGTTGAGGGTAGGGTTGAACGCGGTTGTGGACGTAGTTACAGCCATTATTTCCTCGCCATACGCATGTTATCGA